GAATACGTATGTGTATATGGAAACAGTGGAAGAAACCGAGGACGAAGGTACGTAATCTTATCAATATGGGAGTACCCAAAGACTTGGCAATGCAAGCGGGTAATACCCGACGGGGACATTGGTTCGCAACGCATACAGTTGCAGTAAACATGGCAATGACAAAAGAAAGACTGATAAACAGTGGCTTTTATGATTTAGCCACAGCCTATCAGTCTGTGCACGTCAACTATTGAAAGCGCCGTATACCGAACGGTACGTACGGTGCTGTGAGAGGACGGCGGTTAGTCACCGCCTCCTACTCGATTCAGATAAAAATGTATGGAGGTAGACACGAATGAAAAAATCACAACTTATGCTTAAGATTCAAAACGGCATTGAGGTATTTGAGAATCCAATATTCGGACAGATCAGAATGGCCATGGTCGATGATGAACCATGGTTTGTTGGAAAGGATATATGCGAAGTATTCGGAGATACGAATTACAGAAGAAGCCTTTCAAATATTGATGATTCTGATAGGGGTGTGTCACAAATTGATACTCCCGGTGGAAAACAAAAAATGACGATTGTTAATGAAAGCGGTTTGTATTCCTTGCTTTTTCAAATGCAACCACAGAAAGCAAAGGGTGTGTCACAAAACGACGCCCTTATAAACGAAAGAAAAGAAAAACTTCATAAGTTCAAACGTTGGGTAACATCCGAGGTTCTTCCTACAATTCGTAAAACAGGTGGGTATGTAAATAATGATGAATTATTTATTTCTACTTACCTGCCATATGCAGATGAAAACACTAAACTGATATTTTCACAGACATTAAAAACTGTTAGAGAGCAGAATGAAACCATTAAAAGACAGCAGAAAGAAATCATCCATAAGGAAGATGTTATTATCGGACTCGTTGATGATATTGACTTGGCAACCAAGAGACAGCGGATAACGCAGATTGTCCGTTTCGGCGCCGATGGAAAGTATCAAGAACGCTATTCGTTGCTTTATGGAGAATTTGAAAGGAAATATCACTGCAACCTTAAATCAAGGATGGAAGGGTGCGCACTCAAGCCAAAAGTAAGAAACAAGATGGATTATATCGACAGGGAAATGGGAATGATTCCGCAGTTGTACGAAATCGCTTGCAAACTTTTTGAAAACGATGTAGAAAAGCTGAAATCTGAATGGGAATCAGTAGTAGCTTAAAATTTAATCAAATGGATAGCATCTACCAAAACGGTAGGTGCTATTTTTATACCCATTTTTAGGAGGTAAACGATGGGATATGGCGGATATTTAGTAAAGTTTGGCAATTATACCATACCAAACAATTTAATAAAGCAGGACACGTTTAGTTCCTATGTAAACATGCAGGATAAAGACCCTTGGACGGATGAAAACGGATATGAGCATCGTGATGCCGTGGAACTGAAAGCCCTAAAGGTTGAGTTTGAAACCAAAGCCATGCTGACCGAAAAGCAGTTTGATGATTTTTGGAAGAACATAGAAAAGAACTATACCAAGGCAAAGGAGCGCGGTGGATATATCACGGCATACGTGCCGGAGAAACGCGGATATGTGACACAGTACGGATATATTGCTGACATTCAGCCTACGTTCTATTCTGTGGCACATGGGAAGATAAAATATGACGCAATCAAATTTTCGTTTGTAGGTGGTGTATATGATAAATAGCAATTTGAAAGAAAAGTATTGGGATTCCTCGACAGATAAGCAGATGGTCATATCTGTTGTTGGAACGAATCAGAAAATAGACAATTCGATGCTTGAAATCGGTACGTTTGCGCTCGAAGAAAGTCTTTGTTCGGAATCTGAATTAAAGTTTGGAGCGTGCGAAGCGAATTGTGTAAAATTCACAGCACGAAACACCGCAGGAAACATTATTGGAAAGACAATCTCTATCGAAGAAACGATTGACGGAGATAGCCAAAATCCGATGCCATACGGAGTTTTTAAGGTTGCATCCGATGTTCCTACGGCTGATCGCACAAAACGGCAGATTACGGCATATGACGCAATGTATGACATTATCAATACGGACGTAAAGTCTTGGTATGCAGGACTTAGCTTTCCAATGACGCTTAAGCAGTTCCGAAATAGCTTCTTTGCGCATCTTGGAATTGCGCAAGTTGAAACAAGCCTTGTCAATGATTCCATGACGGTCAATAAGACGATTGTAGCCACACAGACGGACGATTCAAGTGCGGTCACAGAAGAATCCGCTATCAGTGGAAAAACGGTTGTAACGGCAATCTGTGAGATTAACGGATGCTTTGGAAATATCAACCGGAATGGCAAGTTTGAGTATGTCTTTCTGAAAAAAATCGTAAGCGCACTTTATCCGGCAGAAGATTTATTTCCATCTGACAATTTATTTCCGTCTGATGCAAACACAGAGTCTATGACCGGACACTACATCACGTTTGATTATGAGGACTTCCAAAGCAAGGAAATCACACAGCTAGAAATCAAGACAAGCGAAGATAATGCCGGTGCTATTGTTGGAACTGCAGGAAACAACTATTCGATTACAGGAAACTTTCTTGTATCAGACAAGACCGGAGCGGAGCTGGAACAGATTGCAAATAACCTATTGCCTATTATGGCACAGGCGGCATACACACCGATTAAAAGTTGCACTTGTGTCGGCAATCCATGTCTGACACTTGGCGAACCAATCCGGTTCAATGCCACAAGAGAGATTGTTGAAACGTATCTATTGCAACGCACCCTAACCGGAGTACAAAGCAAGAGAGATTCAATCTCGGCACAGGGTACGCAGACGCACTCTGCAAAGGTTAATTCTATCAGAGATACGATTGAAAGCGTGGAAAGACGTACCGGAAAGTTAGAACGAAATGCAGACCATCTTCAATCCACATACGAGGATTTAGAGAAACAGACAAGCTCTAAGTTTGAGCAGACCGCAGAAAGCATTTCCGCAGAAGTCAATCGCGCGCAAAAGGCAGAGGGTGCATTGGACGCGTCCTTGGAATTAAAGTTAGGCAGAGATGAGAACGATCAAGTTATTTCGATGATCAATGCAAGCGCTGACCAGATTATGCTTCGTGGAAACAGGCTCATAATTGAAAGTAATAACTTCCAGCTTGACGGGAATGGACGAGTGTCAATTATTGATTCTCTGAATTTTATTGCAACGTCTCTTGGCGATGACATTGTAATTATTGGACTCGATGCAAGAGGAAGGCCAATGCTGCAAAACATACGCATTGACCTAAACTCTGTAACAGATCAAAATGGGGAAGCCATAGGGGATCATGCAAGTACGGCTGATCATGCGACAACCGCAGACTCTGCAACAACTGCAGAAAGTGCAAGGCAGTGTATAATGGCATCAACCGCGCATTATTTGCAAGGTATTGGACTATCCGATTATGTACGAATTTCAGACAACGGAAATTTAATCCCAAGTTCTAGTTCTGTGTACTGTGGAACTAACCCCAATCCATTTGCCGGAGGGTATTCTTCCGGTGGTTGGAAAACAACGTCTGATGGCAGAAAGAAAAAGGATTTTCGAAAACTGTTAGAGGATGATCGGTTTGAGAGATTTTTTGAGTTGCTGCAACCGATGGAATATCGGCTCATAGAAAATGATGAGAAAATGCACATAGGATTTGTTGCACAGGATGTTGAACAGGCAATGACGGATTGTGGAATATCTGAAAATGAGTTTTACGGACTGGAACATGCGGTATTCTCCGAAAAAGATTTTGAATCTAATGAGGAGTGGGAAAAATTCTTAGAGCAGAATGGTGGCGAAAATGATATGTATACATTGTGCTACCAAGAGTTTATCGCTTTAAATACTGTCATGATACAGAAACTGCAGAACAGATGTAACGATTTTGAACGCAGACTATCCGCGTTAGAAAGGAAGTGATTAGATGGCATATCAGAAAATCTATAGCCGCGAATATTGGGAGAACCTTCCAAGCGAAAAGACCGCAATTAATCGAAATAGGCTGAACAACATAGAGGGCGGCATTGATGCAATCGACGATCGTGTGTGCGCACTCGACACCACGAAAGTTGACTTGACCAAGGCTAACGAACTTGTAAAGGAAATCCTTTGGGATGAATCCAACGGTACGCTGACTGTGGTAAAGATGAATGGTTCCAAGGCTATGATTGATACCAAGCTGGAAAAACTGGCGGTAAACTTTGCTTATGATTCGCAGAAACAGCAGCTGATTATCACGTTGGATGATGGCACAACGCAGAATGTGGACTTATCATCTCTGATTACAGAGTATGAATTTCTCGATTCTGATACAATCGCATTTGCAATCGGCAGTGACGGTAAGGTGTCCGCAATCGTGAAAGAGGGAAGTATCCAAGAAAAGCATCTGCGCCCGGATTATCTTGCAGACATTAAGGTTGAATCTGCAAAGGCTGTAGCATCTGCCAAAAGTGCAGGAGAATCCGAAACCAACGCGGCAAAATCTGCTACAGACGCCAAGGACAGCGCAGATCGGGCGCAGGGAATCGAAAGCGAGATTAACAAAAAACTCAAAATGGCAGAGTTTGATGTGAATGAGGATGGGGAGTTGGTTTATACGGACAATTCGGCATATAACTTTGTCGTTGACAATGACGGAAATTTAAATTGGGAGGTGGCTTAGAATGGCTATAGCAGGAAGAGTGGCAATTGTGCCAAAGGATGTCTATGACGCATCCTTGCCTTACAAGCGGTTAGATGCAGTAATGCATAACAACACGCTTTACATTGCGAAAAAGAATGTTCCGGCAGGGAAAACACCGGGAGCAGATACGAAAGACTATTGGATGAGCGGACCATCTGCAGTAGCAAGCGCGCCAGCGACAACCACATCTAACGGTCTAATGTCCGCAACCGACAAAAAAGCAATTGAGGTTTTGAAAAAACCGCTGGCTACTTGCGCGACAGGTCGAGCTGCGGCGGCTAAAGTTGCAACATTGGCAAACTTTGTATTACAAGTCGGTACGAGCATTGCAGTTAAATTTACGGATACGGCGGGCACAGCAAATCCAACAACCGGGAACCTTACACTTAATGTAAATGGCACCGGGGCGAAAACCATAGGATATGTTCGAAACGGGAATAAGGCGGCTATTTCTTATACAAGCGGAAATTTCTTCTATAATAATGCGACCCATATATTTACTTATGATGGTACATTTTGGTTGTGCATGGACTGGAACGCTGATAACAATACAACATATTCCAATTTTGTAAAATCAGGTGCTGGTGCGAAAGCCGGTCTAGTTCCTGCACCATCGACTACAGCAGGAACGAGTAAATATCTAAGAGAAGATGGCACATGGCAAACACCACCGGACACGAAAACAAGTGTAGTGAATAATCAGACAACCACGGTTGCCGGATATGCCCTGGATGCAAGGCAGGCGAACCCGAATATAGACGGCACGCTGGCGAAACAGTTAAGTGATTTAAACGGCAGTTTAAATAAGGCTGATGAAAATGCTCTTGGTAACTGGATGGTTGGGTATTCTGTTTTGGGTGCAGGCTTTGTCATCCCAATTCCATCAATCAACAATATTAGTTTGAGCAATAAAAAAGTTAAAATTTTTACAACAAGTGGCTGGCAGGAATGCACTTCACAACCGCATTTTGTCTCAAAATTTGGGTCTGGCTATAATGTTGTTTATAATAAAGGGCTTCCGGAAAACTTGGAAATTGGCAAAGCATTTTTGTGTCAATTTATTAGTCGTTCATGATATAGACAACTGGAAGCAATTCGAGACAAGCGGTTTTAGTTGGGTGTAGGTGAATCATGATTTAATGTATAATCCAAAAAAATACATTACACAACTTGGTGTTCCTTGCTCAGAGTACATTTCAACATTACCAGACTGAGTATTTAATATGTAATTGCGAGGCATATAATCAAAATACTTATTACCGTTTGTCCATGAAATATTGGTAAATCCAACAAGAAATTTGTAACCATCAACATCAGGAAAACTATATCCATATTGATACATCTGTTGGAAATCAGATATTTGTATCCATGAAGTAGTTGTACCAGACGTTCCAAAATATCCATGCCTAACCGTTATATAATTCTCTAAACTGCCGTTTAAATAAGTTTAGTAACCCATAAATTTACACATAGAAAGGAATAAAAATATGGACAAAATAATTTTGAAAAACAAAACAGATTTCGAGATTGCTGAAGGAGCGAGTCTCGGCAATATTCAGATTCAGTCGAAAGACTTTGATGGAATCAGGTCTATTACTGAAGCATTTTCGAAAGAGAATATCTCAAAGGTTATATTTACGCACAACGATCAGACTTCCGGTGAGTATGATGATCTTAAGTATGAAGGATTCTCATATATGCCAAATAAGGGCAAGGATGGCGCTGAAGATGGTACATACACCGTAACGGTCAGCTTGAGGACTAAGACAGAGATGGAGAAAGCAATCGATGAGTTGAAAGCCGGGCATGAGTCCAATGCCGGAGCAATTCAGGATCTTGCAGATATGGTAGCAGGAGGTGAAGCATAATGGTTAAATTCTACGTGAGACGTATTCTGATTGACAAGAAAATGACGATTGATGAAGTGCCGATGCGTTGGCGCGCAAAAGTGCAAGAAGAGATTGAGAAACAGCTCTCCGCTTCTCTGCAATGACATTTTCTGTCGAAACTTGCGACCGAAAAATGTTGAAATCATGCATATTGCAGTGATACTATGGACTTGTCCGAAAGGACACTTCAAGTTCTGGCATGGGTGGGGTTTGGCATGGCTCCGCCCATAATTGGGGATTGACTATGCCGAACATACGTTCTATAATATCCGTATCGCTACATAGGGCACATGATTGGGGGTTTTGAGGTTGGGAGAGACAGAAAGACAAAAGAAAGAAATTATTGAAACAGTTTCCAAAATAAAAGATGCAGGAACTGTTGAGTACCTGCATACTTTCATAAAATTATTTTTGGAGAGGTGGGGCAAATAGCCTACCTCTTCTTTTTCTTCGACAACATAACATCTATTAAATCTATCACAACTTCTTTATCTCTTTCATCAAGCAAAGAGAATTTCCACAGAATATCTATATCTTTTTCTGCTTCTGCAAGATTATCTTTTCTTGCCGGAGAAACATCAAATCCCATAAGCCAACTTTCTGAAACATTTAATGCCATTCCTAAAACAACAAGTTTGTCTTGACTTGGTTCTGATTTACCAGACACATATTGACTAATATCAGATTTATTCATCTTTACATTAAATTTCTCACAATATGGCAAAGATAAATTGAGAATATCTACTTGCTTTATATGTCTTTCATTCATTATTTGATTAAGTCTTTCCGCTGTTGTCAATCTGTCAGATGTTATTTCCTTCATATTATCGCACCTCCTTTCTGATAATAATATATCATACTTTGAACAAAAGTTCAATAAGCAAAACTATAAAAGTAAAATAAATTGAACTTTTGTATTGACATAATGATTATTGAATGATAATATAAAAATAGTTCAAAACATTGAACTTAAAAACAAGGAAGGGAGGATGAAATAATGGCTTTTAATTATAGCAAATTGAGAGGGCGTATTATTGAAAAATATGGTAGTCAATCTGACTTTGCCAAGGCTTTCGGTTGTTCTGATAGGACTTTATCTCTTAAGATGAATGGCAAAAGACCTTGGAAGCAGACAGAAATATTGTCTGCCATTAAGTTACTCGAATTATCCGAGGAAGATATACAGGACTATTTTTTTACCTTGGAAGTTCAAAGTGTTTAACTTTTTGAAAGGAGCAAAAAATGGAACACAAACCACAAAAAATTGAAATCAAGCCGAGAAGAGAGGGAGAGCCGCCGTCAAGCATTCATCTTTTTGTAGATGGACATGAAATCAAAGGAATTAGAAAACTTGATTTTTCTGTGGAGCCAAACGGTCTTCCACATTTGGTGCTTGATTTACAGGCATTTAATTTAACTGTTGATGCCGTTTGCTTGATATATCAGGAAAAAATCGGGGCAATCAATCTACAGATTGCAGACGAAGAAATTCCCCGAACGTGAGATTTTAAGTCCGGGGAATAATGGTTACATCTTTTCGCCAACAAAAATATTGTTTGACGAAAGGACAGAGCAACTTGATTGACTGCAAATATTGCCGTCACGCTTGTATTTGCAATCATAAGTACCACAGTATTCTTCTGATGATTCAGTAGTTTTGCTTTCTATAACATTGACCTTAACTTGATAATCAGAACACTGTTGCTCACAATAACCATTTATGATTCTTTGTTTCAAAAGATTTTCACCTCCCTTATTTGATGATAAGGGAATTATACCACAGAAAGGAGTGAAAATATGGATAATTTAGTACACATTGGAAATGCAGATATTTCCATCAAAGAGTACAAAGGTAAAAGAGTGGTTACATTCAAGGACATTGACATAGTTCATGAAAGACCAGACGGAACAGCAAGACACAGATTCGCTGAAAACAAGAAACATTTTGTTGAGGGCGAAGATTATTTCGTTTTGAAGCCGTCAGACCTTGAAAATACTGAATTGGACGGATTTCGTCCAGTAGGAATTGATGCCGTGAGTCCAAGAGGAACGGCACTCATTACCGAACAGGGCTATCTGATGTTGGTCAAATCATTCACGGATGATTTGGCATGGGAAGTGCAAAGAAAATTAGTTTCTTCCTATTTTAATGTACATCAAAGTGTCAACGATCAGTTATCTCCGGAATTGCAAGCATTGCAAGGGCTTCTTAATCAGATGGTTCAAAAAGAACTTGCTGACAAGGAAAGAGACAGGCAGATTGCCAAGGCGCAGGACACAGCGCAGAAAGCCATTGAGACAACTGAACATATCAAAGAAGCGGTGAAGCCGGTATTTGATAATTGGAGAAATGAAATCAATGCCAAGTTTAACCGGATTCAGAGAAATGCAGATTGTCAATTCAATGTATTGAGGACTGAAATGTATTCAGAACTTGAACACCGTGCCGGATGCGACTTGAGTAGAAGAATCAGAAACAGGCGTGAGCGCATGGCAGAAAGCGGATGCACGAAAACAGAAATCAGTGCATTGAACAAAATGGACATTATTGAGGATGATAAGAAATTGCGTGAAATCTTTTCGAAAATCGTATCAGAGTACGAAATCAGATATTGCGCATGAAAGGAGAAACAAAAGTGAAAAAACCATCTGTTTCAGATGCTGCATTAGTACTTTCAGCATTTACTTTGCTGTTTCAGATTTTTTGCCATTTTATTTTGCCAAAGCTTTGACAAAATCAATTATTTCTGAATGATGTACAGCAAATTCCATTAAAGCACATATGATAGAAAGAACCACAGAAATCCAACCTTTAATATCCGCTTTGCTTGATGTTTTTAATGCAACATCAGCTTGCGTTTTGGAACTTTCAGCAATCTCTTTAGCTGAATCAGCTTGCAACTTTGCAGAGTCGGCAATATCGTGAAGTTCTTTGCTTGTTTGCTCAACAAAAGTGGTTTGAGCTTCCAACATCTCGATCGGGGATTTTCCATCCTCGTATCTAGGCATTTCGATGTTTGTGACGGATTTGTTGAAAAAATCATCCAATTGTGGACGAGTAGGTATGTAGCGCATATGGAAATCTCCTTAAGTTTTTAAGGAATTATATCATGGAAAGGAAGTGAATTCAATGAGTGAAAAGGAAAAGCGCGTTGTCGAAAAACTTCGTGATGCCATTCCGAATATGACAGATTTTCAGAAAGGATATGTTCTTGGAATGGTTGAGAGTTCTGCTTCGAAACATAGTGAGCAGGGCGAGGAAAACGAAACACATAATGGAAAGGAGAATTAAAATGAGCAATTTTGAATTTCAGAAAGTTAATTCAAGGGTAATTCGTAGCGGTGACAACTATTTGGCAAAGGTTGACTCTGCGGAAAATTTTTCAAGCATTTTCGTTGACGAGGAAACAACATATGGAGTTTATGTAAGAGATGCGCAGATACAGACAGGAGATTCGACTTACACACCTGCAATGGCTTTTACATATTCCATGGAAGATGGTTATGTGCGCTTTATAGATGTTGTTGTATGTCCGTTACTCGGAACGTTTGTTTCTGATTGGTACTAAATTATAAAGTGGCAGAAAGGGGCATGAATGAAAAAAGCAATCCAATTCATTATAGGTGCGGTTGCAATGGAGTATTCCTTAGTTGCCGCGTGCTATATGGATAGTGAGGGCGCGGTAGGGAATATAGCGGCTATTAAATTTGTAGCCGGTGCAGTAATTGCGGCAATCATGTATTACTGGTACGAGGTAGACCGAAAGAGAACTGAACTTGACAAGCGAATTAAGAGAAAACGCAGAATGAGAGAGGATGCATGGTAGACGTTGTGTATATAAGTGGTACGAGATGTTCCACGAAAGAAAAGCGTATGCTTGCTGAACTTTTGGCAGGGAAACGAAAGAAACAGAATGATAAAGAGAACTTTGAAAAGGTTCTTGACAGAGAAATAGAAAGGGGAAACCATGGAAAATAAAATAACGTTGATCGGTGATGTTGTATCAGCACCAAGGGAAAGTCATAAATCAAGCGGTAAGATTTTTTATAAATTTTTCATCGGAGTTGAAAGAAGAAGCGGTGTTGCAGATATACTTCCGGTACTTTTCGATGAAAAAATCAGCGATACGGGAATTAGCGGAACGGTATGTGTCGAGGGAAAGATAATTACCCGGCACGTAAAAACAGGATCTGGGGAAGCCATTCTTATGTACGTTATGGCGGATACAATCACGAAACCAGAGGATGATGGTCCTTTGAATGAAGTAAGCCTTGATGGAATTATCGAGGAAAAGCAACTTAGAGAAACACCACTGGGTCGGAAAATCTGTGATGTGAAGCTTAAAAACGTAAGAGAGAATGGGAAAGAGGATTTAATTACTTGCATTGCATGGGGAAAGTGTGCAGAGTATACGGACTCGCTTGCTTTAGGCGATAGGGTAAGCACATACGGAAGATTACAGAGCCGGAGATACAAGAAAACGTGTAAAGATGGTCGCGTTGTGGAAAAAGTTACATATGAGTTGTCAATAAAAGGAATCGTGGGGGTGTAGAATAATGCGAATGATTTTAAAGTCGTTACATATGGAGAATTTCAAGGGAATTAAGAGCCTTGATGTGAATTTCTCAAATAAGACAAGTATTAAAGGACAGAATGCAGTAGGTAAGACCACAATTTTTGATGCATTTACATGGTTGCTTTTTAACAAGAACAGTGCAGGCGAGGAAAAATTCAATGTCAGACCATTGGATAAGGACGGAAAGCGCATTGACAACGTGGAAATTAAGGTTGTGGGAGTTATTAAAGTTGATGGCAAAGAAGTAGAACTTTCCAAGGTTCAGAAGCAGAATTGGGTTAAGAAGCGTGGAACTAATACGGTATCATTGCAGGGAAACCCAAATTCTTATGAGATTGACGGTTATCCGAAAAGTGAAGCTGAATTTAAGGCTTATATTTCCGGTTTGGCGCAGAGTGAGGAAATGTTTAAGATGCTGACCAATCCACAGTATTTTCCTTCTCTGAAATGGAAAGATCAGAGAGACATTCTGATGAAACTTGTTGCAGAGGTTTCCGATGTGGAACTGGCACAGACAGATGCCAAGTATACGCCGCTGATTGGAGAATTGGAGAAAGCACCATCTACAGACGATATTCGCGCCAAGTTTTCCAAAGCGTTATCCGAATGGAAGAAGAAACAGGCTGAAATCCCGGTGCGTATTGATGAAGCCGAGAAATCCAAGGTTGA